GGTACACCATTAAAAGTATCTTATCAGCCGAGTATTAATGTAGGTACAGTGTATTTATGGCCTACACCATTAAGTACCAACACATCTACAGTGACACTTGTCTATATTAGACCATTGACATATGTAAGTGCCGCTACAGACACATTTGATATGCCGGAAGAATGGTATGCTGCACTGGTGTTTGCTTTAGCTGTTTCATTAGCTCCTGAATGGGGTACTCCATTACCAGATAGACAATGGCTAGAAAAGCAAGCCGATAAATCTCTTTCTATTGCTACCACTGTTGGTGAAGATATTGGTAGTATGTTTATTCAACCAAATAGAGGACGCTAATGCCTTTTACTAATGCTCCTATTAACGATACATATCGCGCTGAAAAAATTAATCTTTTCCGTGAAATTGCTCAACGTGATAGTGGAGCATCTGGTAAAGACGAAGACTATTTAAATGTTTTTATTGAAATTGTAAAACAAGGTAAAGCTGAAGACACTCGTAAGTTTATTCAAAAGAGATCAGGAAGTACATTAGAAATTGCATCAGTAGCAGCGTCAAATATCCGTGGTATGTATTTTTGGGCTGACCAACAAAAGATGTTATATTGTGTTGGTAGAAATGTTTATGTGTATAATGTAAACACCACTGTAAGTACAACATTAACTAATGTGTTTGCTACTAGTTCTGGTAGTGTTGGTATGTGTGAGTTTCTTTATGACAACGGTACTGTTAAGATTGTAGCAACTGATGGTACTGCTACTTCTGGTATTGTAACCATTGATTCTGCAAATACAGTAGTTACTGGTACTGATGTGGATTTACCAACACACATTCCTAATCCTATCTTTATTGATGGTTATATTTTCTTAATTGAGACAGCTACAGGTAAGATTTTTAATAGTGCTAATAACGATCCTTTAAGTTGGTCTACTACAGCATATATTGTACCTGAACAAGAAGCCGATCTTACTGTAAGAATTGCTAAACTCAATAACTATTTAGTAGCCTTTGGTAATGATACTATTGAGTATTATTGGGATGCAGCTAATGCTGCTCCAGATAGCCCAATGCAAAGAAATGATGCTCCAATTAAATATAGTGGCTATCTAGGTGGTTTAGCTCAATATGGTAACAGTCTTTATTACATTGGTAAAGATAGTGCAGGCCAACCTGATATTTTTAAACTAAGTGATTTTAAGATTGAAAACATTGGTACTCCCTCTATCTCTCGTTATTTAAATAACAGTGGTGCAAATATTTCAACATGGTTGGGTAACATTATTTCTATTCAAGGTCATTCTTTTTATATTGTATCATGTGGCCTAAATAAGTCTTGGGCTATTGATTTAGACTCAAATCTTGTAACTCGTTTTGCTTTTCAACAGAATAGTACATTTGATTTGTTACAAGCTGTAGTTTCGAAAGGTACTGCTGCTATTCGTACTTATTTTTGTTTAAATGATGGTACAAGTAATATTTATAAATTTGATGCTAACTTATATCAAGATAATGGTGTAAACTTTACTTGTGGTATTACAACAGAAAATAATGATTTTGATACATTAAATAGAAAGACAATGAGTAGACTTGGTATTAGTTGCGACAGACCATCAGCAGATACTTACATTAATGTCTCATGGTCTGATGACGATTATATTTCTTTTAGTACACCTAGAAGCATTAATCTAAATACAGATACACCATTTGTTCGTCAATTAGGACAATTTAGAAACAGGGTAATTAAGTTTACTTATACAGACAATTATCCTTTACGTATTACTGCTGTAGAGGTAAATATTAATAAAGGACTTGCGTAATGACATATACACGACAACCTACTACATTTACTTCTGGTACAGTAGTTACTTCTGCATGGGCCAACTGGCTTAATCAAAAATCACAAGAAGTTGTTTCTGTTCTAGATTATGGTGCTACTGGTGATGGTGTTACTAATGATACTGCTGCTATTCAAGCAGCACTAAATAGTGGTGCCGGTTTAATTTATTTCCCACCAGGGACATATAAAATCCTATCACCATTACTACCAAAAACTCAACAATACTTACTAGGTGCGCAACGTACTAAATGTGCTATTGTAGCAGGAACTGGTTTTGCTGGTACAGCTATGATTAGCTATCCAAGTGGTACATATAGTGGTATTACAATTCAGTCACTAACTATCAATGCTAATAACATTGCAGCTAGAGGACTTGAAATGATTGGATCAAGTCAAGGTTATGTGGATCAAATTAAACTTAGAGACCTCTCAGTAGCTCTTGCTACCTCTAGACCAATTCATTTTGAAAATGTAACATATTGGGCATGGGACAGTGTGCTAACTAGCGGCGGTGCAGATGGCACATATATTTATAATTGTTATAGTGGAGAAACAAGGGATTGTGTTTCCTATCATGGTACAAGAGCAGCTTTAATTATTGTAAATGGTGCCAGTATTACATTAAATGCTCATAAACTATTTAATAATGCTGGTACAAATTCAGCATGTCTATTAGAAATTGATGGTAGTCATGATGTTGTCGCAAATCGTTGTGAATTTGAACCACAAGGAGCAGCTAATGTAACATCTGAAGTATGGATTCATGATAGTTCAGGTAGTGGTAACTGTTCTGATAATAAATTTATTGACTGTGGTTGGGTTGGTCTTTCTGCTACTAAAACACGTTGTTTAACTATTGGTGGAACAACAGTAGTGGCTGGTACATCAGGTATTAACGTATATAAGACTTCTGTAATTCGTGGTAGATTCATTAAACCTGCTGCTGAATCTGTATTACTAAAAGATCAGACTGATACTAACTTTGTAGGAAGTGTTGATCTCATCACTTATGATACTGGTGCTAGAGCAAGCGTTACTATTCTTAATAGTAGCCCAAATCCTTATCAGCTAGAAGGAGAGTTAACCGGCACGTTCACTGTATCCGTTCGTGGAACCACAACTGATCCTACTATTACATCGGGTACTATTACAGGTACATGGACCAAACAAGGCAGACAAGTGACGTTCTTTGTAATTACTGGTGCTATTACATGGTCTGCTGCAGGAACTGGTGATTTTAGACTTCGTTTTTCTGGTTTAGACTTATCAAATGGTATTAATACACCTGTGACATTAGGAGTATGTACTCTATTCACAAATGCGGTGTCTGCGGCCGTGGTGTCTGCTACAGATATTGGTTTATTTCCTATTGGTAGTAATACAACATTAAATTGGACCGCACCACCTACTAGTGGCGGTCAAGTATCATTAGCAGGTACTATTACATTGGCATCATAATGGCTTTATCTAAACTTCCTCCTCTTCCAACTGGAGTTGCCCCTGGTAGTGGTTATTGGAATGATTGGTATGAAAAACTTCGTACTATTATCAATTCTATTACATCAGGGGTAGCATGGTCTTTAATTACAGGTACTCCTACTACATTAGCTGGTTATGGTATTACTGATGGACAGTCTACATCACAAAAAGATTCTCCAAATGGTTATGCTGGTTTAAATGCAAGTTCAAGAGTAACTAAGGGTATTGATACTCAAAATGATTTGATTATTGATTTAGCTACAAAAGGACTTGTACTTAAAGATACACAAGCCACTCCTCATTATTGGAGAGTTACTATTTCTACTACTGGTGTTCTTACAACAACAGATTTAGGAACAACTAAACCATAAGGAATTATTATGGCAGATGAATATCAATACAATACAACTCCTGGTTGGTTTAGTGGTCCGTCCAACTCAGAAACCATGCAAGGAGCCCCTGCTTGGCAGGATGTAGGTAACTTAGCAAGTTACTTTGGTCAAGGAGATTGGGCTCCTTATGGATATAATGGAAATATTTGGGGCACATATGCTAATGGCACTAGTGAGAGTGCTGTACAATATAATGACCTAACACCAGAAGCAAAACAATGGTTACAACAAAATAACTATTCTATTAGAGGTAATGCACTTCCTGGTGAAAGTAATTACTCAGCATCCCTATGGAATAACAAAGCAAATGCACCAATTAAAAATGCTTATTACTCTGATGCTGATCCTTTATTTGGTGCCCTGGTAGATGCTGGTGTGGCTTCTGTAACAGGTGGTGCCTTAGGGGGTGGTGGACTTGCTGGAAGTTTAGGTTTTAGTGGTGGTGGATGGATTCCAGGTGCTATTAATGGTGCTGCCACTGGCAGTACAATTGCAGCAGGTAATCAACAAAATCCACTTACAGGAGCTGCCACAGGCGCTATTGGTGGTGGTGTGGCTGGATCGAACCCATCTAGTTATTTAGGAGTTACAAATCCTATTGCCTCTAAAGGTATTAATGCTGCTGTAGGAAGTACATTAGGTTCTTTAGCTGCAGGTAATGATTTAAGTTCATCTGTAAAAGCAGGAGCAACATCAGGTGCTTGGGCTAGTGGAGGACAAGGAATGAATAGTTTTTTAAATGATTTTTGGAATAACCTAACTAGTTCTCCAAATACACCTACAGGTCA